AGATATTCCTGGCTTTGAGCATAAATATAAAGGAAAGATTACAGGACTTGAGATCCCTTATCGTGTTACAATCGATGTGTCGACCAGACAGATCCTTTCGATTGTAAGGAACTACGATGAGCCAAACGGTGAAGAAGGCAACGAGCTGCCTGAAGCGCGCAGCAACTTCGTCAAGTTCACATTTGTTCCAGGCTTGGGTTTTTATGACATTGGTCTCTTGCACATTCTTGGCAATACGACTAACGCCGTAACCGCCGCATGGCGAGAGATGCTCGACGCGGGAATGTATGCGAATTTCCCCGGCTTTCTCATGGCCGACACGGGCGCGAGACAAAACACCAACATATTCCGCGTGCCTCCGGGCGGCGGAGCCTTAGTGAAGACGGGCGGACTGCCAATCAGTCAAGCGATCATGCCGCTTCCTTACAAGGAACCAGGCCAAGCGCTGATGAACTTAGTTCAAAATGTTGTCGAGACTGGCCAGAGGGTTGGCGGCACAAGCGAGCTGAATGTTGGCGAGGGCAGGCAGGATGCGCCTGTAGGCACGACACTGGCGCTCATCGATCAAGCGACAAAAGTATTAAACGCCGTCCACAAGAGAATGCATTCGGCGCAGGCAGACGAGTTCCAGCTTTTGGTTCGATGCTTTCGGGAGCATCCAGACAGTTTCTGGAAGAAGTTAAAGGGGCCGTCGTTTCAGTGGAACGAGCAGATCTTTTCTCAAGCGATCAACAATTACGAGCTAGTTCCGCAGGCAGATCCGAATACAGCGTCACACACGCAGCGCGTGATGAAGGTCATGGCGCTCAAACAATTGCAGCAATCAAACCCTGGGATGTTTGACGCTATTGCAATTGACCGCGCCGCAATGAAGGCAATTGGCTGGAGTAACCCAGAGCAATTTATGGCCGCGCCCCAGCCTCCACCTCCTCCACCGCCAGAGCTTATGGTTGCAATGGAAGAGATCAAGGTTAAGCAGCAAGACGCGAACACTAAGCAAATGCTTGCGCAAGCCAAGATTGCAGAGACGCAAGCCAACATTGCAAAAGACGGTCAAGGACAGCAAGGCGTGCCGCTTGACCCGAACAAGCTGATTGACGCGCAACTGAAGCAGGCAGAGCTGAAGCAGAAAGACGCTGACCTGCAGATGAAGAAAATGGACATCATGTCGGACATGCGCACCGAAATGATGAACGACAAAGAAAACGCGCTGGACAATTGGAACCGACGCAAGGACCGCGAGAGCGCTGAACGCATTGCGGCAGTTAAGCTTGCGCAAGACGTGATGAAGACGCCTAATGGTCTTCAGATCATGAAGAAGGTTATTGACCCGAACATGATGAAGGTCCTTGAGAGTAAAGAAGACGAACCGCCGTTTGAGGGTCAGTAATCATGGACGATCTATCGGAAAAGCCACAAGACGGCCTGACAGGCGAAGTATCGTTTGGCCCTGACGACCCGCAAGTGCAAGCACGGTCGGCCTACGACGTGTCTCCGATAATCGATCAAAATCTTTACAAGACCGCCACCGCCGCGCTGGAGAGAAATAGAGACAGGCCATTTTCTAGCGCGCATGAGTTCGTTCAGCACCAGCTAAACAAAGATGAGCAACAGCTGCCGCAATACGATCGCGAGGCAGTGAAGGCGTGGCAGGAGGGCGCAAAAGGTCTTGGCCATCTCGCCGCGTATAACATCCCAGTCGTAGGTGAAGGATTAGCGCTATACGACATGGCGAATGCGGTTCATGACATTGCGTCGCCGGAGTTCCGTGAGGCAGTGAACAAAGGCGATTACCTAACGTCAGGTCTAGACGTAGCTAACCTTGCGCTGTCAGCTCTTGGCGTGCCGTGGAAGGCCGCTAAAGGCGCAGCTCAGAGCGTTGGCAAGGCGATCCTTGGCGCACCAGGCAAGGCAGCAGCGGCAGGCGCAGCAGCAGCCGCAGGCATGACGCCAGAAGACGCAGAGGCAAGCTTCTTTAGCAAAAGAGCATTTATGTCTCCCGCTATTCAAAAGGCAATGAGAGAGGCGGAGGCGGCTACTCTCATACACGGCAGAAATCCTCATGAGGTTTTCAAGGAACACGGATGGACGCCAGATCCCTCTGGACACATGGTTAGCGAGCTGTCGGATGAGGGCGCAAGAATAATTCCAGAAGGACTTGAGAAGTTCAGGGCTGGTAATACAAATCTATCTCTGGGAGACGTATTGTCTCACCCTGATTTGTTTGACCTTTATCCGTCTTCCTACTCAACAAAGCTCACTCCGTATCTTCCACGGACAAACCCAGAGAAAGAGCGTGGATATTTCAATGCTACAGGGGATCAGATTGGCTCTAACATACGACTGAGTGAAAGAGACTTGCTGGAAAATTTACTTCACGAGCATCAGCATCGAATACAGCGCGTTGAAGGCATGTCTCCCGGTCAAAACTCAGAAGACTTTCAGCGTGCTCATCAATCAATAATGATCCCGCTTGAGGAAAAATTGCGGTCCATGCAAGGCGCTATTACGCTCCGATCGCTAATGAAACAAAACCCAGAATTAAGCGATCCAGTATCAGCAATTATGTTTGCCAAGCAGCATAATATAGACATTGGCCCTCAGCCGTTGCCTTATGTAAAGAAAGATATAGAAAGTCTTTTCGACGACATGAGGGACACTCAAAATAAAATTGTTACTGCAAGACAGACTGCCCCAGATCCATTTCAAGAATATCTTAGGTCATTAGGAGAATACACAGCCAGGCTGCCTGGAGAGCGTCTGGGCATGTCCGCGGCAGAAAGAAGAAACGCCTATCCATTTGATCCGAACTATCCAGTTATTGTTAGGGCCCCAGCGCGTGACTTAATGCATCAAGTTGCAAATCCAAAGTGGGAAGCAGAGCGAGACCGTGCTGTTGAGTTAGCCAGAGAGCTGCAAAAAAATCCGATCCCACACAAAGACAAAGGCGGCGCAGTCGCCAAACTACTTGGCAAGCTTATGCCGCCAGGCTCTGGCTACGCCCCACGTAAGGGTTTCCAGACGCTTGTAGACCTGCCAGGCATTGGCAAGGCAGAGAGCCGTCCTATTCCTGGCATTGAGGAAATAGCGCGCCGCTTTGCGGGCCCTGAGCATGACGCAGATGTCACTGCACTCAATCCAGAGTTCGCGCGTCGTGTTGCGGGTGAGTATGACGTTATGCGTCACGACCCGACAGACGCTGCAGTCAAGCGCGCATACGAGGCGCTGGCAGACGAAACAATGCAGCAGTATCGCGCCGCTAAAGATCTTGGCCTTGACATTAGGTTCCTGAAGCCAGGCGAGGCAGACCCATATGCCGCCAGCCCGGCACTAGGCTACGAGGATCTTGTCAATAGAGGCCGTATGTTCGTTTTCCCGACGGAAAGCGGCTTTGGCAGCTCAGGCGAAGCACCCGCATCCAACGTCCTCCTAAAGGGCGCTGGACGCATAGGCAATAAGGATGACGCAGTCATCAATGACGCCTTCCGTGTCGTGCATGATCTATTTGGCCATCACGGCCCTGGCAATCCGTCTTTCCGTGCGCCGGGTGAAGAGCGTGCGTATCAACTGCACAGCCGCATGTTCTCGCCAGAGGCACGCCCGGCATTGACGTCAGAAACCCGCGGGCAAAACAGCTGGGTTAACTTTGGCCCTGAGGCTGAGCGCAATCGCACGGCAAGCGGCGCAGACACTATCTACGCTGACCAGAAGACTGGCATCATGCCGGCCTGGACAATGGCAAAGCCGCCAGAAGAAGGCGCGGACGTCGGCCAATACATCAGGAGCCTGAGAGGCTACGCAGCGGGTGGTGCTATCCCACGCGCTGACGACGAAGCTTTCTTCCGCCGCTTGGCTCTTTGGACCTACTCAGTCGCGCCATTGTTTTCAGGACGCCAGGCTTTGGCAGAAAGACGCCGCGGGTATGGTGCGGGCGGAAAGGCTCTTTCAGATATAATTGAGAGAGCAATTAGATCCGCAAAAGTTATCACGTCTGAAGGAACGCCAACGGTTAGGAATATGGCGAGAGAGACGCCGTTATATCCTGATGTGTATAAAAACCCTCGCCTCTTGGCAGAAGAAGCAGAGGGTCGCGTCGCTAAAGAAGACCCTATGTTAAAGCGTCTTTGGGGCGTTAATAGAGAAGATATCTATGATATTGCCGGTCACAGACCCGGAAATGTTGAACCTGTTTTAGCGCCGCCTCCTGCAAAAACTCGTGGAATAAATTATGCGTCTGAAGCCGTGATGGTTCCAGAAAACGCAGAAAGGCTTAGAAATATATTAGAAGCTGGATATGAGAAACCAGGATTACGAAAAGGCATGATGCCTTGGTATTACATGGACCCTGTTTATAACCGCCTTGAACAGATGTTTGGACCAGAAGAGGCTGTCAATCGATATAATTTATTAAATACCTCTGTCTCTATGATGTCTCCGGCGAGTAATGTTAAAACAGAAATAAATAGAGGTCTTGGCGCTTATCATATGGCGCTGCAAGGTAGATTTAATGATTTTGTTCGCGGTGGAGGCAAGCCAAGCGCGGCCCCATTAGACGTCATGCCACAATACATGAGAGACAGAATGGTAGGGCATTTGGCGCACTCTACATCTCAAGCTGGTCCATTAAGTAAATACATACAGACTGGTAAAGTAGAAATGGAAAGCCCAAAAGTTCCGCTTTACATTCAGTCTTCAGGAGTTCCAGAAACTGGCTTCCAAACAAAATTGCCTGTTCCTGACGCGCATTACACTCGTGTTGTTGGCATGCCGGACGTCAGGCGCACAGCTGATCCAGAAGTATCAATGAAAATGAATGAGTATAGACCAGTTGGTAATTGGTTCAGAGAAGAAGTAGCCAAGCCAATGGAAATGGAAGCAGTTCCCGCGCAAGCCCTTATGTGGGGAACAGGTTCAGGGGCGACTGGCGTTGACACGGCAATTGGCGCACCAAAGCTTGAGCTATTATCGCAGCACATTGGCGATGTCGCCAAGCATTACAGAATATCACCCGAAACAGCGCGTGATTTATTACTGCAAGGAACGCTGTATAAAGACGGCGGCTCTGTTATTGATCACGCACTTGATGTAGTATCCAACATTCCGCATAGCGGAAAGCGGGACGCCGCTTAATATCTGGCCGGAGAAATTGAATGTATGAGATGGCAAAAAAGGGCCGTGAGGCCATGAAGTCTAAAGCCCGCCGGTTGGCAGGCGAGAAAGACCAAAAGGTCGACAGCTCTGACTGGTCGCCCGCGCCTCCACTGAATGCGGAAGCAAAGACTGGCATGCGCCCAGTATCTCGCCGCACCTATAAGAAAGGTGGCAAGGTTGTTGGCCAAGAGGCACGCAAGCGCGCTGACAAGCCATCTCGCGCAACGGGCGGTGAAATTGCAACCGCAATGATGAACAAGAATTTAAAGGAAGCCAACGAGAAGCGCGATGGCGTGAAGCACGTCGGCGCTCTTAAGCATGGCGGCAAAGCTAAATACGCCACGGGCGGCGGTATCAAGGACAAGAAAGCGCTTGGCGCAATCGACCCAACGCCAGTTCGTTCAAAAGCTGAACACTACAAAAAAGGCGGGATGGTCAAAAAAGCAGGCGGTGGTGGCAGTTGGCTTGAGAAAATGGTTGGCAAGCCAAAGACCGGCAGCGACATGAGCCAAGTCGGCAAAATGGGCACTGCACGCTACAGCCAAGAAGACAAAGGAGCTCTTGACCGCGCTCTTCGAGAGAACGACGCCCTTCCGGCTCCAGCAGAAGCGGCAGAAAGCGCTGCACGCACGGGCGACAAGCGCGGCGGCATGGTGAAGCGTAAAGCTCACGCTAAGGGCGGCAAGACGGAAATGCATCCCGACGAGCGTGAGGATCGTTCACTCGTAAAGAAAATGGTTAAGAAGACCGCACTGACCGGCAAGAAAGATGGCGGTGAAGCTGGCGGTAAGTGGATCCAGAAGGCTATTAAAAAGCCAGGAGCTCTTCACAAGCAGCTTGGCGTGCCAAAGGGCGAAAAGATCCCTGAAAAAAAGCTTGAGGCTGCAGAGAAAAAAGGCGGCAAGCTTGGCAAGCGCGCCCATTTAGCTGAAACGCTAAAGCGCATCAACAAATACGGCGGCGGGTCTCTTAGCCTTGACGCCGCTGGCGGCGAAAAAAAATCAGCATCTAAAACAAAAGAGCCAAAGAAGGTCACGCTGATTTCAGTCAACATTGGAAAAGAAACCGGGAACAAACCACCCGTTTCTCCCGCTGACATTATGAAGCCGCCAATGGTGCCGCCAATGCCTCCTGTTGCGCCTCCCGGCGCTGGCGCTCCTCCTCCCGCACCTCCAACAATGCCTATCCCTGGCGGCCCTGGTGGCATGCCAATGCCTGGAGCTCCAGGTCGCAAGGCAGGCGGACGCATCAGCAAAGTAGCCAAGTCTTACAAGGACATGGAGGCCGGAGCTGGATCAGGCGAAGGCAGATTGCAGAAAGAAGATATCGCTAAAGCGAAAAAGGGTCGCGGTAAGTAATTACTGCGCATGGACTGGGCGTCACCCCCTTATGGCGTCCAGTCCTCTTACATCATAAGGGGAGCCCAAGGGGGTGGGTTGTGGGAACACTAACGCGTAGCCATATGTTTGCTCACGAGCTTGAGCGTTTGATTGAAATTGAAGTCGAGAGAATGAAGGACAATCTTGCACTTGGATTTCTAGAAGACTT